TGGCCTCATATTGTGCATATGCAATTGCATCATTAGGACTCGGCATTGGATTATCTTTATTAAGTTCGGCCGTTAATGCTTTCCATTCTTCAACAAGAGCATCTTGATTTTCTTTTGCTGCTCTCTGTGCCTCTTTTACTTTTTGTTGGGCATTTACAATTTGATCCATCTGATCTCTTAGTCTTCTATCTTCATTTTGAAAATAGTCCACAAGTTCATTCTGCGAAGTGCCTTGCAATCCATATTGTTCACGAAGTCTATTTTTTTCTTCTCTTGTGCCAGCAAAGGCAGTCATATAGTTTTGAGAACTTCTTATTGCCTGCCTTTCAAGATCATCGTATCTAGATTTATCCTCTGCAGTAAGGCCTTCGAGTAATTTAGCTTTTCTTTCACTTGTTAAAAACTTTGGTGTAAGACCCATTGCAACAAGTGATGAATTTAAATATTCTTTTATTCCATCAACAATGTCATTGGATGCTTCAGCGGCCTTTTCCAATAATGTGATACTAAGGTCCGACATTAAAGATCTATATGGTGCTGTTATTTTATCCACAGCGGCCTGTTGTTCTGGTGTAAGATTCTGATAGACAAAATATCCGGCCAGGCCACCTAAAACGGCTGCAGCTATAAATCCTGTGGGCGATAAAAGTAAAGGTAAAAGTTTAGGTAGTAAACCTATTAAAAACTTTGCTGCAAGAGCAGCACCACCAACAACGGCAAATGATTCAGGCCCTGTAGCAGCAAAATCAGTATTGAAAATATTATTTACCATACCTACAACAAATTTACGTGATGATTCACTGAATAAAGCCCCTATTATGGCACCATAAATTCCACCTTTGGCACCACCCAAAAGAAATCCTATGCCAGCACCTGTCAGTGAAGATTCAACCATATTTGCAAGTTCAGGTCCTATTTTATCTTTAATGCTATTTGCAACCTGATCTGCAAGACCAACGGTAAGTAATGCCGGAATAAATCTCCTCATTAAACCTAAAGCAAATGGAATAATGCCAGCCACCATATTATCAACGCCAGATGTAATACCTGCTAAGCCTCTTTTCGCACCACCTATAGCACGTGAGGCATACCCTTGACTATTGTTTGCTCGAGCATTAGCCTGCCTTTCATCCTGAGCATCACCTGCCTCCTGATTCTTAAGCATCTGAATAAACGAAGAAAAGGATTTTTCTAATCTTGTCTGTGATTCAGCACTCATTGCAAGCACTTGATTCTGTTCAGATAGGATAGTTGCAATATCCTTTAACTCAACATTTGCGCCAGTTCTAGTTGGTGTTATTTTAATTGCCATATCTTTTACCTATTAGCCTGTTGTTCTCTTTCCTTTATATCATTCACTAACATTGCAAGATATATTTCCCTTTCCCACGGTATCATATGATCCAGATCATATAATGAATATTGGTAGTTCTGAATCAATTGATAGTTTGTATTATAAAAGTTTTCAAGTGATTCATGAGAAAGGTTTAGGAAAAAAAATCGGTTAGACCCTCCAGTCTTTTTATATTATTATGTTCGCATGATTCACATTTAAACGTAATATCCATATGAATTTTAGGTATACTCTCAACGAAATTTTGCATCTTTGCAAATTGTTCTGCTGTTAATGAGTTAATAAAGTTTTCAACTTCCTCTGCAGATTCATCTTTGATTGATACCCTTTCATTGTCATTTAGTATTACTGCCTCAAGACATGCAGACATTAATTGAAATACAATGTTTGCACTTAAGTTTATCTCAAGGTTTGATCTTTTCATGAATTCACTGTATGTTGGATATTTTAATTCAACAGTGATATCATCTGTAATTTTTACAAACTTATTATTTGTGTCAATATTTTCCTGAAGTGCAATTTTATTTAAATCAATTGACACTTCATTATTGTCTTCACACTTACCGCAGGCAATATTAACCGTTGTTGATTCACCCACAGATTTACCTCGTATCTGTGTAAAGATATATTCAACATCAAATGTGGCTAAATTCTTAGAATCAATACCTTCACAACATGCATCAATACAATTTAGAATTGCATTTAAAACTTGCTTTTGGTCTTGTGATTCCAATGCCAAAATTAAAACTTTTTGTTCCTTTACTAGGAATGGTCTATAATTTATATTTTCGCCAGTTGAGGGTATAATTAATTCATACTGAGGTAATTCATTCAAACGCGGCAGCGCCATATTTTACTCCTTAAGATAATATATTACCAAGAGACCCGCCAAGACCTCCTACATTTAATCCAAAATTTGGTGCAATAAGGCCACCAAGAAAACCTGTGGATGCTTGTTTCCAATTTGTATATGCCAAAGTAACCGATAATTGTACTAGACCATCAAGGTCATTACTTAATTCAACGGCATTAATTGCAATAGGAAAGGCATCAATAAGTTGAACCGCATATGCAGTACCACCACCAATATCAGCACCAATACTAATAGGACCAACCTCAAAGGTTTTTGTAGTGATTGGTCTACGAAGTTGTAATATTTTCACATCCCTTGCATAATTACTTTTATATGGGACAGATTGTGCATCATCAAAGACTGTGGTGGAATACCAGTTATCAAAATACTTTTTTATTCCATAATCATTCAACACATAAAAGGTAAGCGTAACATCATCAACGGCATATCCTGATGCAATCTTTTGATATTCAAGACCAATCCTTCTGTCGTTAACTATTACCTGTTTACCGGGTAGTGTTGCATTTGTACACAGAATATTAATATCACCACCACCCATAGAGCCAGCCAAAGCAAAAGCAGCAATTCTATTAATTAAACTTTCTGAGGCAAATTCGGATGGAAGTTGAATGGCAAATTGATTTGTCCTTGCAAATCCTAGTTTACCAGATACCATACTTTTTAATTGATCTATGGACATTAGATTGCCTGCCTTGATTGTGAATATACTTGACGTGAGGTCTGTTTGGCCCAATCAGCTGTTGGAAGAAATGTAGCTATCTCCCATTCAGGAGCTTGAACTCTTGCCAATCTTGATTTAACGTGAGCAGTTAGATAATGTTTTAGGCATGGTTTGTAATATTTTAAATTTGATGTAGCCTGTAGCACTTTATAACTTACCTGAAAACTTGTTGTCTCATCATATTTCTTATTATTTGTGATATCCATTAGTGAATCCAAAAGCTTTGCCCTTAGGACAGGAGGAAGGTAATGTAAATTTAAACCATAAAATCCTTTTTCAGCCGGACCTACAATAATCGCAAGAGGAAATCTATCATACACAGGTAGTGTTTCTTTATGTTTTGGATCATAGAAAAACATATTCATTGAGCCTATCAGAGGCTGTGATTTATTCGCAAGTGTAATCTCATCCTGTTGCATTAATTCGGTACGACTCATACCTCTGAGTCCTTGAACCTTTTTACGAAACCAATCTCTGGATTCCTTTGTTCTAGGATTGATTCCAGCCCTAAAGGCCTCAAGTTCTAATTTTTGAAATAGATTTGACATAAGGCTATTTATATCATTTCTTACGTTTTTTCTTAAATGGCTTTAGAGGTTTTAATGGTTTGAGTTTTTTTAAAATATTCATTTCATGTAATGTTTCCTCTGTCCACACTTGAAACTCCCACCCTCTATCTTTTGCATATGCATCGGCCGCCTCCCACTTATTCATATTTTTGACATATGTCATTGCCTCACCAATATATCTTTTGGACTTATCAGGTCTTTTGGGTGGTGCTGTTTCCTTTTGTGGTTTAATTTCAACAAGTATTGTTTTACCATTAGTAAAGGTAATTTTAAGATCCACAAAATAACGATGCATTTTTTTATCAACATCCCATTTATATGGAACAACTGTTTCCTCTGATGACCATGATTTTACCTTAGGGTTTCCATCACACCATTGAAAGCATGCTTTTTCCCAGGATGACCGATAAACAATTTTATCTGGATCACCACTGTATTTTGTGAAATTCTTAACCCTATACTTACCAGAATATGCCATAAAAACCATATAAATAGATTTACTAATTTCTATTTATTAAGGATATAACATGGCTAGTTTACCAGGAAATGCTGACGGTACCCCAGGATCCTATGAAGGAAAATCCAGTAGCGGTGGTGTTACGGCTGAAACCTCCTATGTGGAAAAAGTTAATGAACCGATTGAGGTAAACCCTGTAGCCTCTCAAAGGCAAGGTGAATTACTTAGATATCCAATTTCAACAAATTATGGTGCTGAAATATCGTTTAGGGTAAAATCAATATTGCCTTGGGATGTGAGCCTAACCAGTGCCATTGCCATATTGCGTAGTCCTTTAATTGAAAAGGGATTTCAGTATGTAAAAGACCTAACAGAAAATTCAGTTCAAACTACTGCAGAAACTCCTAATAGTGCCGTTGAAAGAGAACGTGCTAGATTTGGTGCAATGGAAAGAGATTTAAATGCGGCACAGGCTGCTGGTGCAGCATTCAAGGCAGCCAAGGATAAGAATGCGCAAGAAAATTCTGACGTAACAACAGATATACTTGGGGTAAAAACAAAATACGTTCAGGAAGCTCCTGTTGTTATAACATATTTTCCTCAGGCATTAAATGTAAATGATGACGTGACATATGACACTCCAGAACTTGGCCCTGCAGGAGCTGCGGCACTTGGTGCAATTAATAATGGTTCATCTGTTTTAGGTGCATTAAATTCTGCAATTCAGGAAGGCCTGAGAGGTATTACAGATATATTTAGAGGAGTGAACACAGGGACTGCCGCGAAGATAGCCCTGGCTCGAGCCGCACAAAAAGGCCCTGCAAGTCTAAATACGGCTGCAGCCGTAGGTCTTCAGGTAAAGGTAAATCCTAATTCAAGGTCTGTATTCAATGGTGTGAATATAAGACAATTTGTTTTTCAATATGATTTTATTGCTACGTCACCAGATGAGGCTGAACAAATTAATAAGATTATAAAACACTTTAGAACAGAATTGTATCCTTCAACATTTGGTAGGGATGAAGCATCAATACCTATTGGTTATAAATTTCCCAATTTATTTGAAATTAGATTTAAATACAGAGGCAGAAACATGAAAATGCCTCAACCTTTATTATGTTATCTACGAAACGTGCAGACAACATACAATCCTGCAAGTATGTCATTTCATGATGATGGCAATCCTGTACAGATAAGTATGACATTATCATTCCAGGAATTCAGAGCCATTACACGTGAAGATGTTGAAAGGAATAATGCATAATGGAATATTTCAGAAATTTCAATCGTGTTGATTATGTATTTGGAGATGATTTTGAAAAGGCCGGTGGTGCAGATGCAACCTTCGAGTTATTCCAAAATCTTACAACATACGTGGATATTATTGATGAGATAAAACAGAACAATGCCTTTTATCAAACCTATACAATTCAGGAACCAGATAGACCTGATGTTGTTTCCCAACTCATATATGGAACACCATCATACCACTGGACATTTTACATATTAAACGATGGCATCCGTAAGTATGGTTGGCCTTTATCATTCACAGAATTGGATAAAAAAGTAAAAAGGGATTTTCCTCACAAATATGTTGAAACAAGAGATGAGCTAACATCAATTTTTATCCCTGGACAAAGAGCAGTTGGATCAAATTCTGCTACATCTGGTATTGTATTAAAAAGAAATCTGGATCTAGGCACAATAACCATTGATGCAAAAGGATCATATGCCACCGGTGAAACAATAGGTAATACTAGTTATACCGGAATTACCCAGGTTGTAACTGCAGCGGCAACAGGTTTTGAATATTATGCACCTCATCATTATGAGGATGTAGATGGTAACTGGGTTGATATTGACCCTGCAATTGGCAATCCAGGCCAATATGTTGAGGTGACAAATTACGATCACTATTATAAACAGAATGAAGAACTTAAAACAATTAAAATAATTAGGCCTGCTGTGATTGATCAAATTGTTTCCTCATACTTTCAGGCGTCACGGCAGAGCACATGACAGAAATACAATCACAATTATTGGGTGATCAGCACTCTGATGACTATACCATAACAAAGGCCGAGATAACAAGCTCTAGAGGATATTATCCTTTGGATATTATTAATGTTATTTCTGAATTTGAGGTATATGAATCCATTGAAAAGTCTTATTTAACTGGTAGAATTGTAATATCTGATCAGATGGGAATCTATGATAGATTTGATTTTGATGGCACAGAGATATTGGACATAGAAATCACAAGGAATATTTCAGGTTCTACACCAATTAATAAAAAATTTATATTATCGAATGTTGAGAATACCAAAAAATCAAATGAAACAAACGAGGCAATACAATTTCATTTAATTGAGGATATAACATTTAAAAGTGCATTGACAAATGTAAATAAATCATATTCTGGACAACCTCAGGAAATTATAGCACAAATTTTAAAAGAGTACTTGAATAAGAACCTCCTTACAAATGCATTTGAAGATATTCAGGCATCAATGAAGGTTATTATACCCAACCTTGATCCAATTGAAGCTCTTACATGGATTAGAAATAGAGCCACAACAAGTAAAGGCTATCCATTTTTTCTTTATTCAACACTTGCGTCCAATGATGTATTCTTTACCGATATTGGTACTCTGTTAGAACAAAAAATATTAAATGATAGATACCCATTTACATATTTGCCAGGGGTTGGATCATCTTCTGCCACCGGAAGACTTTTTCAGATATTTGAATATGAATATCGAAATGTTGAAAACAATATTAATCTAATATCAAATGGTGTTGTTGGTGCAAATCATAATTTCTATGATGTTACCACTGCAAAATATGATAAGATAAAATTTAATGTGCATAAAGACTTATATAGAAATGTATCAAAGTTAAATCCAAGGCAACCACATCCTGTACTTGATGAATTTTCAGAATATGAGGATGTTAAAATATCTGATTATGAATCAAAAAATATGTTTCATATTCATTCAACATTATCGCAAGGAAGAAGGATAAAATCTTATTCCGAGGAATACACGGCAACCGAGCATAAGTTAAAAGTGATAGCGCAAGCAGCAAAATTGTTCATGACAAGAAACCCCATAGAGATAACAGTGAACGGCCGTGAGTTTATAAGTGGCAATGATACATATAGTATTGGTAATAACTTTAGAATACTATTTAAATCAAACATTGATCAAAATGAAAGACCTTTGATTGATACAAAGAAATCTGGTGATTACCTAGTGCATGCAGCAAAACATAGTTTTAGAAACGGTAGAATTTTTTCACGGTTACTATGTTCAAAAATAACAAATTATGAATCCAATGATTGGCCTGATGGAGTATATACATGATTCCTAGTTCATATAAGGAATATTATGGTGATGAAAACAGATGGTTTCTTGGTGTAGTTCTTGACATCAATGATCCTGAGCAACTGGGTAGGGTTAAAGTTAGGATATATGGTGTCCATCCGGATAACACGATTGATGCATCATTAGATGATCTTCCTTGGTCTCATGTTTCAGTACCAGTCACTGAAGGTGGCTCATCAGGTATCGGAACAAATACTGGCATTAAACCTATGGCTCAAGTTTATGGTATTTTTCTTGACGGTAAAAACTCACAGATACCTCTGGTCCTTGGCTCAATACCAAAGATTGAAGCCGCAGAAACATACCAAAGTAATATTCAAGAGCAAAGAGATAAGGATTTAAAACTTAAAGGTAGCACAAATTTAGAAAAAGCCTTTGAATATTTTGTTTCTGAAGAAGGTGGATTTTTTACACCAGAACAGGCTTGTGGAATACTTGGAAATCTACATGTTGAAAATGGTGTCAATTTAAGAAACTCAAAAGATCTAGATCCAGACATTGATGCAACTGAAAAAGATGGAGCAAAGGCCTTTGGTATTGCCCAATGGAATGATGCACCTCGTGCAGCAAACAGAGAAGGTGGTTTAACCAGATATGCAGAGCTTTTGGATTTTAGCGCAAAAAATGGGTTGGATTATAGAACACTGTATGCACAATTATCATTTATTAAATATGAATTATTTAAATATAAAGCTTTACTTGGTATTGGTGAACTCAGAATGGCCGAGACACCGGAACAAGCCTCGGAGGTTTTTCAAGACAAATATGAAAGACCTCAACGTACAGTAGAAACAACCGAGGAAAGAAAAAAAGAGGCCAGAAAATATTTTGAGAGGTTCGCATGAGTTTTCGTGACCCAACTAGAAATGCACAAATTATAAATGGTAATAAAGTTTACTATGATGACGCACGTGGTTTTTGGACGGTAGAGTTTGTACGTGATAAAATAAGAGAACAATATCCTACACAAGCACAAGCAAGGGCTGCAGCTGCTTATGGTGGTGGTTCAGAGGGTGATAGAAATACTGCAGTTGTTCCAAAACAAGCAGTACAAACTGCACTTGCCAGCAGTAACACTATCTCCAAAGAGTTTGTTGACAAAGCACAAATTACGGTAACCCAAAGGATTTCAGCTGAAGGGAATGTTATTAATGCTAAGGTGGGTAATGAGGAGGATGGACTTCTTTCACTGACAGCAACAACTACCAAGGGTGATGCCAACGAAGGACCTGCAATCTCTGTAATGACAAAGAATATCAAGAAAGGTAAAGCCACGGTTGTAAAAACTGTAAGTGCAAAATCAAAACTTGAAAGTGTTACAGGAAAGACTGCCAAGGTAGAGATTGTTTTAAATGAAACAGTAATTCAAGCAAATCCAAAAGGTGGTACTCAGGCATTGAAAACTGTTGCAAAAGTTTCAAATAAAGAGTTGCCTGACTGCTTTGATAAATCATCTCCTGTTCCGTCTCTAATAAAGGAGGCAGTTGATGTTGAGGTAAATCAAGGTGGGATTCAAAATAAAGTTTCCCAAGATATGAAAAGCACTTCGGCCAAAATTTCTATATCACTTAAAAACCCATTTGGTTCTAATAATAAATTTGGCTCGGTAGGTAGTTCATTTGGTAACTTACTTGGTCAAATTGTAGCCATTGCCCAAAATGTTACTGAAACATATCAATCACCAACAAAAGCTGTAAAGGCTGCAGTGACCCCGACAGTCATAAATGAAAGGAACCAAAAAGTTCCAACGCCAAATATCACAAATGAAAATGGCACCACTAATACAAAAGATGTGGTTACAAAATCCACTACTGAAAATGTAAACCCTGATGTTGAATCAACAGCACCGCCTTATGAAGCTGGTAAAGGATTACGAAATTTTACCATTCTTACAAAAACTGAACTTGAAGGTGGCACATTTAGGTTCCCTTTAATAAAGCATGAATCACACCTTACTGCTGAATTAAAATCATGTGAAAGAGAGATTACCCATCTTATAATTGCATTTACCAAATTTAAGAATAAAAAACAATTCTTGATGGAACAATTACAGAAGCCAATTAGAGATTCTCGTATAAAGAAATTTGGCCAGGCTGCAATAAATGCAAATCCTAAAGAATATGCTTTTGGTGCTCATTTCTATGTAAATTTATTTGGAGCAATTGCAATTAGCAGAGACATAAATTCTGTTGCATACGATAGTGGTGATCTCACGCAACCTAGGACAGGTGCAATTGTTGTGCTTGTTGATGCTGGTGAGGATGATTGGTCGACCGCCGCTACTCCAAATCAAATGCATTGGCTAGGATTTATAATTGATGAATTTATAAAGGCATTTCCTGGTGCAGAGATACTTGGACTATCGGATGTTGAGCCTGATCAGGTAAATAATCCACCATTTGATGTCAGGGCATTTGTAAAGTCAAGAAATAGAAAAGCATCAACAATAAAAGAAAGAGTTGTTGAGGAGGTACCACCTGCAGCTGACCTGGCTGATAGACAACCTGCAAATATCCCTTTACCCAAAAAACCAAGTTCAACCAAGATACCAAATGTTGCACAGGTAGCCAGAGAACAAAATAAAAAGGCTGCAGCAGTCTCATCTGTTAATCCTCAAAATTATGTTAAATCACAGGAAGATGCACTTAATCTTATAAAAGAGAAAAATGATTTAATAGTTGGTGCTGATAAGTTGTTTGGTACCGGACAGTTGGGTAATTTACTTGGTAAGGTAAATGGTTTGGATGGAGTTGCAAAAGGTGTATTGGATGCAGCACAAGATTTAAAACAGGGTGAATTAAAACTTGGTAAAGTTTTTGACAGTATAAAAGGAGT